CGCAAAAAGTTTATTTGGCCCTAAACGAAAACCTAGAAATCAGCCTAGAACCAGAGCAACTATTGAAGGTGAGATTGCCGAACTTTTTCGAGACGCGGAGGAAGGCCAGCTAGGTAGCGATCAAGCTGAAAGAGAGGCCGCTAGACTGCGCGAAGAGATAAAGAATTTGGGAGGTACGCCATCCCCACCCGGATCGACCCCAACATCTGCACCAGCTGCTACATCTGCACCAGCTGCTACACCGGCTCCAGCTGCAACGTCCACAGCGGCTCCAGAACCTGATTCACAATCAAAGACAGATCCGGTAGCACCCCGTCAGGTAAATTATGGGGATGAGGACGAGGATGAAGACGAGGATCGAAGACGGACGCGCCGGAGACGCAGACGATCAACAATCGCAACGTCTAGCCAAGGTCTGATCGGTAACGCGCCGACCGAAAGAAAAACTCTACTTGGTAGCTAATTTATGGCTGATGAAACTGCACAAATACTGCTGAAACAGTTTGGCAGCCTAGAGACACAGCGCCAGACATGGGAGAGCCATTGGCAAGAGGTTGCAGATTACGTTGTTCCCAGGAAAGCCGATGTTACAAAAAACAGATCTCCAGGCGATAAACGGTCTGAGTTAGTCTTTGATGGAACAGCTATTCATGCTGCCGAGCTGCTCAGCGCCTCTCTGCATGGAATGCTTACCAATGGCAGCACCAGCTGGTTTAGCCTTAGATATTCTGAGCCCGAGCTGAATACTGATGACGAGGCGATGGAATGGTTACAGGGCGTTGAAGATGTCATGTACCAGGCTTTCAATCGATCGAATTTTCAGGAACAAATAAGCGAGCTCTATCAGGATCTGGTGACCTTCGGCACAGCCGTCATGTTTGTGGACGCTGATGAGGAGCAGCAGATAAGATTTAGCTCTCGACACATTAGAGAGTGCTTTTTGTCAGAGGATGACAAGGGTCGCGTCGATACTGTTTTTAGAAAATTTAAAATGCCAGCCAGGGCTGCGGTCGCACGTTTTGGCGAAGAAAAACTAAATACAAAAATTTTAAAAAAGGCATCTGATAATCCTTACGAGCAGATAAATTTAATTCACGCGGTCTACGAACGCCAAGAGCGTGATGTCACTAAAGTAACAGCTGACAACAAACCCTTTGCCTCTATTTACATTGAGCCTGAAGAAAAAATCGTCTTATCCGAATCAGGGTTTGACGAGTTTCCTTACATGGCTCCTCGTTACACCAAGTCATCTTTTGAAGTTGGCTACGGTCGCAGCCCTGCGATGACCGCACTAGCAGATATCAAAATGTTGAACAAAATGAGTGAGGTCACAATCAGGGCTGCTCAAAAGCAGGTCGATCCCCCGTTACTCGTTCCTGATGATGGGTACATCCTACCCGTTCGCACTATCCCTGGCGGTCTTAATTTTTACCGCTCTGGGACACGGGATCGCATCGAACCCCTAAACATTGGTGCCAATAATCCTCTTGGTCTCAACATGGAGGAACAACGCAGGCAGGCAATTCGATCGGCGTTCTATGTTGACCAGCTGATCCTGGGGCAGGGGCCGCAGATGACAGCAACCGAGGTTGTCCAGCGGACGGAAGAAAAGATGCGGTTGCTTGGTCCTCTTACCGGCAGACTTTCTCAAGAACTGCTGCAGCCTCTTATCACTAGAGTCTACAGCATCCTTGAGCGCCAGAAGGCTTTTCGGCCAGCACCAGAATTTATGAGAGATGAGCAGTTGTCTATTGAGTATGTAAGCCCGTTGGCAAAAGCACAGCGGCAAGGGGACATCCAGAGTATGACCCGCCTGCTAGAACTTATGACCCCACTGTCACAGCTCGACCCAACTATAATGGATTATGTTGATAGCGATGGCATCTCAAAACATTTGATAAAGATCTTAGGTGTGCCGGCCACAGCCGTGCGCGGCGATCGTGAGGTCCAGCAGCTGCGAGCTCAGCGTCAGCAACAACAGCAAGAACAGATGGAACAAATGCAGGCGATGCAGACAGCTGAGGCTGCTGGCAACGCTGCGCCGATGGTCAGGGCCCTGGAAGATAGCGACACAACATTAGAAGAGATAGTTGGCGATGACACCTGAAGAACTAAAAACATTATATAAAACCGTCTTTTCAAGCGAAGACGGTGTGCGTGTGCTTAACGACATGGCAAGTCGTTTTTCTATGCACAGCTCCACCTTTTCATCTGAACCAACTGAAACGGCGTACCGTGAAGGTCAGCGGACGGTCGTGCTGTTTCTCCTGCAAATGATCGCTGATCAGAAAAAACCAGAGGAAGTAGAAAATGAGTGAAGAGGTAGCGGAGGTCTCGGCACCAGCTGAGGTAGCCCCGTCTGGGCCAGATGACTGGCGCTCAACAATTCCCGAAGAAATACGGGGTCATAAATCATTAGACCATATTCAAGATGTAGGAGCTCTAGCTAAGTCCTATGTCAATGCACAGAGCATGATCGGCGCGGACAAGGTTGCCATTCCTGGCAAGCACGCAACCGATGATGATTGGAACGAAGTATATGCCAGGCTCGGTCGACCAGACAGCCCAGAGGGTTACGAGCTGCAAAACAATCTAGCCGAAGGCGTTGAGGCTGATGAGCAGATGCTCGATTGGTACAGGCAAACAGCGCATGAGATCGGGCTCACACCGACACAGGCTCAAAAGCTACTTGATAAATATAATGGTGAGCTGGGCTCACGATTTGATGGTGATACAGGACAGGCTGATCAACTCATTGCCCAAACTGAGACAGAGCTGCGTCGAGAGTACGGACAAGCCTTTGATGACAGATTGTCAAATGCCAATGCGATTATGATGGAGTTTGGCGCGGTCGATACCGTCGATGGTGAGACAATGTCAGCTGTTTCAGAGATCGAGCTATCTGATGGGAGATTGCTGGGGGATCACCCTGAGATGATTAAGATGATGATGAACATTGGTGAGTTTATCTCATCCAAAATTGGTGAAGATAGTTTAGAAGGTATTAAAACTTCTGGGGCAATGACTCCTAGCGATGCACAAGAACGCATATCTGAGATCACTGCCAAAGGTTCACCCTATTGGGATCAGCGTCACCCTGAGCACGATTTTTATGTAAACGAGGCTCTCAAATACAGAGGAATGATGGGTGCCTGATATTGAAACAGATCGCGTGTTTCGGCTTGAGGTGCTGCGCCTAACTTTAGAAACAGGTTCGGCTGGTATCATTAACAATCCCCTGGAACAAGCGGAAAAGAATTTGCAGTGGTGTCTGCAGCCTCTTGATAAGCCCAAGGCCCGAGAGACTAGAGCATCCAGCAAAAAAACCGGACAAGCTGCATAGCTCCGGTCGGCGCAACCGTAATTGCACAAAACCTTTCGTCCGACAGGTGTCGGGTAGCGAGCTTTTCTTTAACTCAGTGAAAGGAGGACGCTATGAGCGTTCAAATAACCACTGCGTTTTCACAACAGTTTAGCGCCAACGTGCAACTGCTTTCTCAGCAAAGAGGCTCCATCCTTCGGGGTGGCGTTTCTGAGGAGGCTGTTACTGGTGAGAAGGCTTTCTTCGACCAGGTTGGGGCGGCGGCTGCGGTAAATTTTGCCTAGATCAAACGAAAGTTTAATCTGAAAATCTGTCAAATTCGGGGAAGGCTTTGATATGCTAATCCCGAGCGAAGCCCGAGAGGGAACGTGTAGAGACTAGACGGCAGACCCCTAGCAATTCGGTTGAGGGTGAAGGGATAGTCCAGACTCCAAACAGCGTAAGCTGGCGGCGAAAGCCGTAGAGGGTACGAAAACGCACATCCAGACATCAGGATACCCCCACTGTTGAGACCCCCCATTCTCGGAGAATGGTCACTATGGACTCTTATGAATGGGCAGACCTGATAGATGATGCGGACAAAGTCCGTATGTTGATTGATCCTACGAGCACATATGCTGAGGCAGCTGCTGCTGCGATCGGTCGTGCTATGGATGACGCTATCATCGAAGCAGCAACAGGCACAGCTAAGACAGGTAAGTCTGGCGGCACCAGTACAACGATGCTGAGTGCTAATCAGATTGCCAACGGCTCAGCTGACCTGACATTGGCGAAACTGATCACGGCCAAGAAAACACTTGACCTTGGATCGGTTGACCCATCGATCCCGAGGCACATTGCTGTCGGGCCCGATCAGATCGAGGCGTTGTTGAACAGCACCACGGTCACATCCAGCGATTTTAACACGGTAAACACTTTGCCTATTTGATCGGAAACGATCAGATGAAAACTGCTCAAATTCGGGGAAGGCTTT